CGACGTGCGCACGCTGCCGCTGCCAATGGTTGTGGTGAGGGTGCCGCGATGAGCCTTCGACGTTTGACATATCTCCCGCGCGACTTGGCGCAGGAAATGATGGTTGCATTCAAGGCGTGGGCGCGCATTGACCACGACGACGACGACAACGCAATCGAATTGGTACTGGCGCGCACCATCGGATTGCTTGAACGGCAATGCGGAATCCTGATAGCCACGCAAACATGGCGCTGGGAACCGCGCGATGTAGCAATGCACGCCGATGCGCCGCCGAATGCACCGGAAAACCGTTTGTGTTGTTGCAACGGAACGCCCGCAATTTCGTGGGGCTTCCTGCCGTTGCCCTTGCGTGGCGTCACTGGCTTTTCAATGACGCTTGCCAACCCCGGCAGCGGATCGTTCCGGCTTGTTGGCGACTTGGATTATTCAACGTTTGGGCAGATTTACCTGCAAGGCATTGACGGCTCCACCGTGCAGGTTGGTGACGTTGCCGAATTGTCAACGGATGTGACAATGGAAGTGCTGGGCTTTGAGTTGGTCGATTTGATTTTGCGCTATTCGCTATTCCTTTGGGAAAACCGCGAAAGCGCAACGGAACGCGGAATGTCGGAAGTGCCCGACTGGCTCAACCGCGCATGGGGCCCGTTTTGGTCCCCGAGGATTTGAGCCATGCGCATTGGCCCACTGCATGACCGCGTGCGAATTGACGACTGCGTTACCGGCAAGGATGCGTTGGGCGCACCCGTGCGCGCGTGGCTGCCGTTGTGGGAAGCCGCCGCGCAAATCGACACCGGCAATGCGCGCGAATACTTCACCGGCACGCGCGAGGAAGCCACCGACTTGGTGCGCATCCGCATGCGTTACCACCCGCGCGCCATGAACGTGACCGCACGCGCGCGCGCCGTCGATGTACGGCGCGGGATTGTGTACGCCATAACCGGCGTTTTGTTTGATGACAAACGCACCCTGCTAACGCTGGCTTGCGTGTCGGGGGCATCCGATGGCTGAGATTCACGTTACTGGCTTGCCGCAACTGGCGCGCAATCTGGCCGCGTTTGGCAGTGACCGCGTGGTGGGCAAAATCATTCGCGCCGCGATGCAGGCCGGTGGCCGCGTTGTGCGCCCGCGCGCGGCGAGCAATGCGCGCGCGTTGGGGCTTGGCCGCCAAGGCATCGTGCGCGATTCCACCGGCCGCAAATACAAAGTTTATGGACGCATCCCCAAGGCAATAAAGGTTGGTCGCGCATATATCCCGCGTGGCTTGCCGGACCTGTATCGGTTGAACGTGGTCGCGCGCGGCCAGTCCGGGCGCTGGGGGAAAGGCATCTATAAAAACAAGGCGCCGCATGCGCACTTGATTGAATACGGCTGGAACCATAGCGGTGGCGGGCGCATCGCGGGCCGTCATTACATTGGCCCCGCGTTGGATGCAACCGCAGTGCAAGTTGTCGAAAAAATCCGCGACACGATGGCGAAGCGGATTGAAAAAGAGAAGTTTCCGCTATGAGCGTTGAAGCGCGCATGCTGGCGATATTGGAAGCGAGCACGGACCCGCTGTTGGTGCGTGCCCACAAGTCATATGGCTACGTTGAGCAGGACGACGAGAAGCAACCAACCGCATTGCCGGTGTTGGTGTTGCAGCGTGCAACCGCTGAATACCTGACCGATATATGCGGCGTTTACGATTGTTGCTTTGTGACGGTAGAGGTTAAGCATGTAGCGCGCGGCGCCGAAGAATCGCGCGCACAGGCAAACGCGGCACGCTTGTTGTTGGCGACGTGCAGCGAGCAACCACAATTAGAAACGGAGTCGGAGGAATTCGACCCTGATTTGCGCGGTTGGTTGGTGACGCAGAGTTGGCGCGTTTTTGATAACGCGCCCGACGTAACCCAACCATGAGAGGAAAGCCGCCATGGCTGCATTTTCTACCAAGGGCTTGACCGTCTGGCTGCAACAGAAGCCCGGAAGCAGCCCGGCGCCCGTGACCGCAACGGCGTTCACCAACGCGAAGCCGTCCAAGGTCACTGTATCGGCATCCGATTTTGCGAAATTCAAGGCTGGTGATTTGGTGGAGGTAAACGGCACCGGCATGAAATCGTTGGATGGCCGCGCCTTTACCGTGGGCTCTCCCGCGTCCAATCAATTTGCGTTGGTTGGATCGGATGCAAGCGGCGAAACCGCTGCCGCGACAACCGGCACCGTCACGAATTACGAAGCCGATATGGTGGAGTTTTGCGTGGCGTCGATTGAATACGCACAGCAAGCCGCGCAGGCCATTAGCGTGGGCACAACGTGCGACCCAACGGCGCAAATCGCGGGCGAGCCGCAAGCGGGCACCGTAAGCGTTACCGGGTTTCAGGACTACGCGAAAGAGGGATTTATTGAGTTCATGCGCGCAGTCAATGACCAACAACCGCGGATTTTGGAAATCCGTTTGCCGCCGGAAGCAACCGAAACGGGAAAGGGCGTTGTGCTATTCCCGAGCGCGACCGCCACCGGGTTTGGCGAAACGTGGACCGTTGGGCAGGCCGCAGGATTCACCGGCGAATTCACGCTGGGCACCAAGCCGGTTTGGTTGCTGGAATCCACGCCACTGCTAATGGCGGACGACACCGGCAACGATGAACGCCGCGAGGCCGAGGCATACGCATGAACGATGTTGCGCACGCAAGCGACACGCGTTACCGGGAAAAGGTGGATGCGCCCGAGTTGGGCGCATCCGTTTGGCTGGTTGAATGCAGCGTTGGCGAATTGCTGCCGCTGTTCAAGTTGGTGGAGGCTGGCGACACGGTGCAACTGATGATGGCGTGCCTAGCCGCGACGCTGGAAATTGACGGCGCGCGCGTGTCGGAATCGCAACTGCGTGGCATGGGCGCGCGCAAGTTTCGCACGCTGATGCGCATAGGCCCGCAGGCATTGCGCATTAATAGCATCGTGCCAGAGGAAGACATTGCAAAAAAAAGTTAGACCCGATGCGGCGATTTATGCACGTGCTGGCTTTGCGCGTCGGGGTGCCGGTGTATCGGTTGGAAGCGGAAATGCCCGCGCACGAGTTGGCGGATTGGATGCTGTATTTCCGCGATGAAAACAAGCAAGGCAATTTGCCGAGCATTGAAGACGTGGGCGCGGAAGGATTCGCGGCCGCGATGGGCGCAGACGTTGGAGGGTTGAAGGATGGCCGCGAAAGCCGGACGGCTACAAATTCAGCTAGAGCTAGAGGTGCAACAACTGCGCCGCGACCTAGCAGCGGTTAATGACCAACTGAAACGCTCCGCGAACCAATGGCAAAACACGCTTGCCGAATTCAAGCGTGGTTTTCTGTCGGCATTCACGGCGGGCGCGGCGGTTGCTGCCGTGGGCGCCGTCACGTCGGCAGTTACCAATATGCTGGATGAAATGGGCCGCATACAGGACGAGTCTGCAAAGATTCGTGACACGGCCGAGAATTTCCAGCGGCTAGAGTTTGCCGCCACGCAATCCGGCGTTGCCATGGAAGACGTGGTTTCGGCAACCGGCAAGCTGCAAAAGCAACTAGGCGAAATCGACCAAGGCGGCGGCAAGGGTGCCGCCGCCGCATTGGAGCGGTTGAATATCCAATTGGAAGACTTGCGCGCGCTATCGCCCGCGCAGGCGTTTATGAAGGTCGGCGGCGCGCTGGGTGAAGTTGGCGATGCATCGGAGCAAGCCGCGATAGGCGCCGCGTTGTTTGGCAAGGGCTGGCAATCAATGCTGCCGCTGATCCAAAGCGGCGAGGAAGGCATGCGCGCCATGGCCGATGCCGCGCGCGTTATGTCGAATGAAGCGGTAGCCGCTGGCGATCAATTCGGGGATTCCATGGCGGCGATGCAATCGGCCGCAACGCAATTGCTTTCCGAAGGCTTGGCGCCGTTGCTGCCGATTTTGAATAACGTCGCGTCCTACCTGTTGACCACCGGCACCGAAGCGAAGGATGCAGGCGGCGGATTCAACATTTTTGCCGAGGCGCTAAAGCACGCAATCGTGCTGGTGGCAGACGTGGTTGCGGGCTTCCGTCTGATTGGCGCCGTAATTACCAACATGGGGGAAACCATCGGCATTGTGGCCGCTGCCGCCGTCGAGGGATTCGGATTGATTGGGCAGGCCGCGCAGGATGCGCTAGACCCGTCCAAGCTGATGAGCGGCGAAGCGTTGGACAACATGAAGCGCAACGCGCAGGAAATGACCAAGAATCTAACGCGCGAGCTAGCACTGTCGCGCGCTGAATTCCTGAAAACTTCCGGCGCCGCAATTGATAGCCTGAGCAACATTACTTATGCCGTGCAGCAAACCAAGGCCGCCGCAGCGGCGCCCGCGCCCACCGGGGCCACGGGCGGCGAGGAAGCCGCAGCCGAAGCCGCACGCGCCGCCGCCGCGCGCGAGGAAGCCGCCAAGCGCGAAAAGGCCAACCGCGAAGCGTTGACCGCATCCATAAAGGCGCAGGCCGATGCCATGCGCGATTTGCAAAACGAAGTGGACAAGGAAGACGCCAAGCGCAAGGAAGTTGCCAAGCTGGAAATGGATTTGCTGGCGCTGCAAAAACAATTGGGCGGCGCGACGGAGGAGCAAGTGCGGCAGTGGCGTTTGTCGGCCGAAGGCGCCGACGTTTACGCGCGCGCGATTTCCGACACCACCGCAAAGATTGATGCAACCGCCGATGCCGTTGCCAAGCAAAAGCAGCAACAGGACGACTTGAAGGAATCGACCATTGAGTTAGTCGCATCGCAAATGCGGCTGGGTGGCGCCAGTGAGCAAACCG